CTTTTAAATTTCTCTTAAACTTTCTTAAATCAACGTGTTTATCGGCAATTGTTAAATCAACCATTTCTTTTCTTTTGGAATCGGTAATAAATTCTTTACTCTCCTCATCCATTTGAATTTCAAGTTCAGCCTTTCTTACGGTATATTCAAGATGTTCTACCGCATCTTCTCTACCTCTTAACTCCAATAACCATTGTTTTAATTTCGCATATGGAGTTATTTGAGCACCACCTACGAAATTATATGCCTTATATTTTGGTAGTGCAAATGACATACTTTCGGATATTTGCATTAATTTTTCATCAAAAGGATTATTGATGAAATCTGACCTGTCATATTTGTAACCTTGTTCCATATTTGTTTTTTATTATAATATAAAGAAAATTTTTTAAAATGTCAACTATTATCTCCAACCACAATGTCCTGAAGAAGTTCCGGGATTTACTACCGGTGCCAATCCAACAACAGAACTTGAACCACTATCTGTTGCATAAACGAACTGCCAACTTGTGTTGTTTTGCCCCGTCCCATCATAGTTACCTAACATATATTGCCAATCTTGACCTAATGCAAAGTTTTCTTCTCCGCAGTTTGGATGTGGTTTTGCAACATTACCAAGATTTGTGTCAGTTGCATTACTCCACCTTCTTAAGTTATATCCACCATTATATGACCCTTCATTCCCACAATAACCCTTACCCACTTTAGACGGTATGCCTTTTTGTTGAGCATGTGCACCCCATTGTGTTGAAGAACTTGGTGTTTCATTAGAGAAATTAAATTTTATTCCTGCTGATGTTGTCCATGCATATCCAAAACTTTCGTCATAAAATGCACCCGCACCATCTGAACCACTTATTGACGTTACACCAAATCCACTTACATAACTTTCATTAGATAAATTAAATTTTTCAATTGTTGTTGATCCACCTGAAATTAAATAAGCAAACTCAGTTTCTTTTTGCATGGTAGCAACGTCACTTCTAGCAATACCTGTATTAAATTTAGCTTGGTGGGCATAGTTTGTGTCATTAAACATATTAATTGCTGATGTCCGGGTCCCATGAATTGCATCTGGGGCTTTCCATAAGTTATCATCGTTTACTGACCAAATAAATAATATTGTTTTATTACACGCTCCTGATGTATAAGATACTGGATAATCTAATAATTCACCAACGTGTGTTGTTTGACTTGTTGAGTTTGTTGTTTTGTGTACGTTTCTCCATGGTGATGAGTCTTTATAACCGCCAGCCAAATATGTGTATGATAAAACTTGTCTATATTTAAACGCAATTGGTATGGTTTCTTGTGCAGCAATTCTTTCCCATCCATTATCAATATTTGACACTCCAGTATATAACATTAAGAAACTACCACTAGTGGACTCCTCCAAATATAAGGAACCTAACAACGGTGAACCAGGTCTACTTGTTCTAGCTCCTCTAGGTGGTCTATTGACCACTCTGTCTGATGTTAAACTACCACTAACTTCTAAATTCTCGTATATCATATTTTAATTATTTTTTATGCCCTCCATCCACAATGTCCAGATGATGTTCCGGCATTTACACCAGGATTTAATCCACTTACACTGGTTGTTCCCGTATCTGTTGAATAAGAGAATCTCCAACTAGTATTATTTTGTGCCCCATCATAATTACCTAACATGTATTGATGGTCTTGGCCCAATGTAAAGTTCTCTTCACCACAGTTAGGATGCGGTTTATTAACATTACCAATGTTAGTATCGTTAGCATTACTCCACCTTCTTAAAAGATAACCACCATTATATGAACCTTCGTTACCAGCATATCCCTTTCCGACTTTAGAACTAATTCCTTTTTGTTGTGAGTGTGCACCCCATTGTGTTGATGATGCAATTGTTTCTGTTGCAAAACTCATTTTAATACCTGCAGATGATGTCCAACCGTACCCAAAGTTTTCGTCAGAAAATGCAGAACCACCATCACTACCATCAATTGTTGTTAAATGAAAACCAGTTGCTATTGTTTCCGTACTTAAATCAAATCTTTCAACTGTAGCACTACCGCCAGTAAACATATAAGCCGTTTCTGTTTCTTTGTGCATGGTACCTAAATCACTTCTAGCAGAAGTAATATTAAATTTAGCGTTATGTGCGTATTTTGTATCATTCGCCATATTAATCGCTGACGTTCTAACACTATGTACCGTACCAGGTCCTTTAAACGCACCATCATCGTTTACTGACCATACAAAAAAGACATATTTACTACAAGCTCCTGATGTGTATGTTGCGGGAAAATCTAATAATTCTCCGATGTGTGTTGTTTGGTCAGTAGAATTAATTGTTTTGTGAACATTTTTCCAAGGAGTTGAATCTTTATACCCGCCAGCAAGGTATGAAACACTAATTATCTGTCTGAATTTAAATCCGACATTTGCATTTACTTGTGACGATACCCTAACCCAACCACTATCGTTGTTACTCACACCAACATAAACCATTAAAAAACTACCACTAGCCGCTTGTTCCAAATATAACGATCCCGTTTGGGGACTACCTGGTCTATTTGCCCGTGACCCGATTGGGGGTTTCGTAACTCCTTGTGTTCTTAATGAACCGCTAATTTCAATATTTTCGTGTATCATATATTATAAATACAAATTTTATGTTCTCCATCCACAATGTCCAGAAGATGTACCTCCATTCACACCAGGTGCTAATCCACTAGGATTTACCGTTCCAGTATCTGTTGAATATAAAAATTTCCAACTAGTGTTTACCTGTAATCCATCATAACATCCTAACATATATTGATGGTCTTGCCCCATGGTAAAGTTTTCTTCACCACAATTACCGTGAGGTTTAGATACGTTCCCAAGATTTGTTTCTGTAAAAACGTTCCATCTTCTTAAAGAGTAACCTCCATTGTATGTTCCTTCATTTCCCGCATATCCTTTTCCAACCTTTGAACTTATTCCTTTCTGTTGTCCACTAGCGCCCCATTGTTGATTGTTTGTGAATGTATCGTTGGCAAAAAATAATTTTGTACCACTTTGTTGTGTCCAACCATATCCATAATTCTCATCTGAGAACCCCGATGCACCTGATGGTCCACTACCAGTAATTGATGTTTTCATTGGTGTTGAAACGTATGGTCCACCATAGTATGTACTATACATTGTTTCGTTTGTTAAATTGAATTTTTCAACCGCGGCAACTCCCGCACCAAATATCCAAGCAAATTCAGTTTCTTGATGTAAAGTTCCGCAGTCATCTCTTGCATTCGCTAAATCCCATTTAGATTGATGAGCGTATGCTGTTTCATTTACCATGTTAACACCACTTGTCCAAGTTGAATGGATGGTACTATCACCTTTAAAAGTTCCGTCAGTATTTGTTGACCAAAGAAATAAAATACTTTTACTACAAGCTCCAGATGTATAGGATGCTGGGTAATCTAATAGTTCACCTAAGTGAACCGTTTGGTCTGTTGAATTAGTTACTCTATGAACATTTTTCCAAGGGGAGGCGTCTTTATAACCTCCAGCTAAATAAGAAAAATTAATTACTTGTCTGTATTTGAAACCGACTCTATCGGTATCTTGTGAACCAACTGGCTCCCATCCACCATCATAATTAGAAGACGCAGTGTATGTTACTACGAAACTACCGCTAGGTGACTCCTCTAAATATAATGACCCAATATCGGGACTAGAAGGTCTATTGGCTCTTGGTCCTCTTGGTATAATATATTGTCCACTAACATTTAACGAACCACTAACTTCTACGTTTTCTCTTAACATATTCTATAATATACGTATTTTATCTTACAACTACAACCCTACCTGACCTAGAAGATGCAAAAGTTATTGTAACCACAGATGTGCTTGTTGTAACAATTGATGATGGCCAGAACATATTATCCGAACTATCGTAAACAAATACCGCTACATCTTTTGTTCCTAAACTATGTGTAACTGTTACTGATGAAACACTACTGAATGTTGTTGAGTATGATGAGTTTGCTACTGTTTTTGCGGTACTACCACCAACAGTTAACGTTCCTGCAACAGTACCATTTCCTTTTGACCACCAATGCCCCGAATTACCATATATTGAAAATACTGTTGTACCTCCACCAACAAAGGCATATTCGTTTGGATTAGTTGAGTTACTCCATATATTACCCGCAGCGCCAGCTTGATTTGTTCCATATAACGAACCATCATTCCCCGCCCAAAATAATCCCCAACCATTTGCCCCACTTGCCGATCCCGCAACAATTGACATCCAACCACTATAATCCGCAGCAAACCTAAATGGTGCATTTCCGTCACCGTTTCCTGAACTTGTAATTGCT